GGCGGAGTACCCCCATGTGCCTGATAATAGGCACACCGAGAATTAAGGCTATTGGCAGTGCTGTTAACATAAGACGTCAAATTTTGCCCACTTGGGTTTCCTCGTGACATCATCAATATGGCACCATAATATTGCACACAAAATAACGATAAATCAGCAACCATTGCTCGCATAATCTGTAATTCTTTTGCAGAATATCCCAAAGAATCCGCTAATTCAATATATATGCGGTATGAGGCCTGAATTACATTAAGAAACTCCTTCTGATCATAACCTTTGTAGTCGCCAGCAACACATCTTTCTTCACCATGAAAAGCAACAAACGACATAAACTCCTCCCATTCTACCCCATGACTATTTATTCCTATAGCGCATTCCGATAATAAAGACAACTCTGACAAAAGACGAACAACCGGAAGCCAGTATTTGCGAATTAACAATTTAAAAACTGTGCCATTTCCAAAGAAAACTCTCACTTTATCCTTGCCAAGTTTTACAGGTTCGTCCTTAAGATGGGCGACAAAAATGTGATAACATCTGCCGCCTCGTGAATATATGTCTTCAGATTTTCTAACATGATCCCATACGGCAGGGTTTATAAAAACTCTATCACCATCAGGACCCTCAAGATATGTAGAAGTTTTACCTTTCAACGGAAAACCAGCAGCCGTAGAAATCTTAAGTGCGTCTAAAAAACGAACCCCAGGAACTCCATTAATATTTTCCTTATCAGTCAGAGGGCGAACGTGCCTAACAGTGCCAAAACCTAACCTCCGCAACTCACGTTTGATAGGTAACATATAATCCAACACCGCCCAATTAAGGACATGTGTGGGTGGACCTTTACTAACTGTCGCAAACTCGGTTAAATTTTTTGAAAAATGATACCAGCTTGGAGGTTTGTCCATGTTAGGTTTGCCGTGTTGAATTGGTATGTTATTATCATTCAAAAATTCCAACCCATACTTCCTATATTGAACTTTTGTTCGATATTTGTGTGTGCCTCCATTAGAGCCAAAACAATGAATGTTAGATTCAGGTGGTAAAAAGTTCACAGGGTGTTTAGGTGCTATAGTATCATCTATGTGTTGCGTAGAAGCATCAGAAAAATGCGTTGAAAAATCTGTGTCGTAAACACCTTCTGCAGGTA